GGCATCAAGTCGTGGATTGGATTTTTTGAGCAATGGTTTCAAAATTCGTGGAACAGATACAAGCGTCAACAGATCGGGCGATACGCACATCTACATGGCCTTTGCCGAACAACCCTTTAAATTCTCAAATGCGAGGTAATACATTATGTGGGTTCATGCAGGAAAAATAGTAAGGGTCGGAAAGGCTTGGACTTCTGTCGATGGCATCCAACACCCTTCCAACTGGAACAACTGGACTGATGAAGAAAAAGCGGCGGCAGGGCTGACCAACGATACTTCTTTAGACCCCAAAGCTTATGACAACCGTTTTTATTGGGGGTGGAATGGCGACAAAACTGCGCTCATCGAACGATCTCTTGCAGACATCAACGAGGTTGACTCCGAAGGAAACCCTATCTTGGATGAAAAAGGAAATCAAATCATCACAAGAGGACTTAAATACAACGCAATCCAACAAACAAAAAGAACAGCGGGCACAAAGCTTAGCCAAACTGATTGGATGGTCACGAGAGCTTACGAAACGGGAGGTTCCTCAGCGATACCAAGTACCATATCGAATTACAGAACGGCTGTCCGCACTGCGTCAGGAGCTATCGAAACTGCAATAACCAATGCGGCAGACCTTGCGGCATTCATGGCGTTATACGATACGCCTGTGGACAGCAATGGCAATCCGACAGGTAATGCACCGATCCACGATTGGCCTGATGAGGTTTAACAGTGGACACACAATCGCAACTTGAAAAGCACGAGGCTGAATGTTTGCTAAGATACGAATCTGTACAGACCAGACTCGACAGTCTTGACAAACGTATGTGGAGATTAGAAGCAATGATTATGGGATCAACCCTAGCCATTGTGTGCGCAGTCGTTGCTCTACTGGTGCAAATTTAATGATCTTTGAAGCGATAGCCGCAGTAAAAATAGCCAACGATGCTATCGGTGCTATCAAAGAGTTTGCAGGTCATATTCACTCTGTCGGTGAACTAGGTCCACAACTCACTAAACTTGCTGACGCAAAAGAAACGATTGAAAGAAAAGCAAAACACGGTGATATGGAAGCTTTCTTTGCCCTTGAAAAAATTAATCGGCATGAAGCTGAGATTAAACAATTATTTATCTACAGTGGTCGTGCCGGTCTTTGGGACGACTATCAAAAATTTATCGCCAACCGGAAACAACTCAAAGAAAATGAACGCAAACGTATCGAGCAGGCCAAGGCACGTAAACGCAAACAAATTAAAGAATGGACTACTGGCATTGTTGTTACCATTGCCGCCCTTTCTGCTGTTGGCTTATTTGGTTACATCTTATATTGGCTTATAACTACAAAGGGGGGCTAACTATGTGGATGTTATTTACAATCCTACTAAAAGCAAATCAATTTTACGTAAAGCCTAATGGCCCATTCGTGGACATGGCAACTTGCTTTGAAGCACGTGAGGTAATCCTAAAACAGTTCCCAGAGCCTAAAGTTAACTACGAAGCTGTCTGTGTGAAAACTGACTTCTTTGGAGAAGGTATATGATCGGCATCCTAGGTAAAATATTAGGTAGTGGTGATGTCATCAAGAAAGGCATGGATCTGATTGACGATATGCACACATCAGATGAAGAGGCTATTGCCGCTAAGTCTAAAGCCAAAATTGACCTTATGAATGCGTATGCCCCTTTTAAAATTGCTCAGCGGTACATTGCTCTCATGTTCACAGCAGTGTTCCTCAGTATGTTCGTATTAGTGCTTGCGATGACACTCGCAGGTGAAGGTGACATTGATGCTGTGAAGCAGATTATTGGGGACTTCTGGATTGGTGAAATCATGTTGATGATCGTCGGTTTCTACTTCGGCGGTGGCTTAGCAGAGTCTGTCACATCCGCAAAGAACAAAAAGTAAGGTAAGGAATATGAGTTTCTCTTCTGTAGTTAAAATGATTCTTGTCCACGAAGGTGGCTATGTCAATCATCCATCTGATCCCGGTGGGGAAACTAAGTATGGCATTTCTAAACGTGCTTACCCAGATGTGGACATTGCTGAGTTAACTGAAGATGATGCGGCTGATCTTTACAAACGTGACTACTGGGATCGTATCAAAGGTGATGATCTTCCTGTTGGTGTTGCTTGTGTTGTCATGGACTATGCTGTCAATTCAGGAATCTCACGTGCATCAAAAGCTCTCCAATCCGTCTGTGGAATCGCAAACGGTGATGGGGTCATTGGACCTGCTTCTCTCAATGCTGTGTGGACTACTGTAAAAAATACCAGTGAAGAAGATGTCATTAATGCTGTCACTGAACAGCGTCAAGGATTTATTCGTGCTCTCTCTATCTACGACACATTCGGCAAAGGATGGGAACGTAGAATTGAAGAGACACGTGCTAAGGCAATGGAGCTAATCTAAAATGTTTAATCAAGGCCAAATGGAACGCATAGCTAATAAGTTAGGCTATCAAGGTCCGATGGACAAGTTCAATGAGTTTTTGGCGAGCAGTCCCGGTGCTCAACGTGCTTATGCCGGTCTTGAAGCTAAAGCTAAAATGATGAAGATGAATGCCGGTGGCTACGTCAAGAAGCTACAGGAAGGTGGTGTAGTACAAACATCTGAAGGTGTTGGTGCCCCAACTGTAGGTGCGGCAGTACCACAGATGACACCTTTCGGTCCTAAGCTAGATGCTGAAGGCAATCCTGTACAGCAACAGGTTCTTGACGTAGACGGTAACCCAGTCACTGATGCTGAAGGTAACCTTACATACGAAACACAGTTTCCTAGCATTCCTGAGTACAGTGCTACACAGATGTTCCAGCCGGGATTACCACCGGGTGCTCAGCAATTAGCTCAGGGTGTTGAGTTCGGTACACAGCAAGCTGTATCACCTGCAGGCACACAGGTCGGTACTGCACCTACTGTTGCCGCTCCTGATCAAGCTACCACTGCCCAAGCGCAGGCACCTATTACCCCTACCCCACAACAGTATCAGGCAATGATAGCATCAGGACAAGTGCCTGCAACTGCACCTGCCATTGGGACAGTCTCAGCACCTGCTGTCGCTCAGTCAACTGTACCTACATCTACTGAGGTTGCAAATCAACAAGCCGCACAGATTGATCAAGCGGTTCGTGTGACAGCACCGAATGCCCGTACTTTATCCGCCGAAGAACTAGTAACTGCACCTGCTGATGCCACAGTAGCGGCACAGTTTGCTGAACAGGTAGAAGCGGCACAAGCACAGCCTACACCTGAAGCTACTGTACAAGGTCAGTTAGCTAACCTAATGGCTGACTTTGAAGACGGGCAGACACCTCCATGGGCGGCGGGGGCGATGCGTAATGCAACTGCAATAATGGCACAGCGTGGTTTATCTGCCTCATCTATGGCTGGTCAGGCTATCATTCAAGCGGCTATGGAGTCTGCACTCCCCATCGCCCAGATGGATGCTCAGACGCAGTCTCAGTTTGAAATGCAGAATCTCTCTAACAGACAGCAACGTGCAATGCTTTCTGCACAACAACGTGCCCAGTTTATTGGACAAGAGTTTGATCAGAACTTCCAAGCTCGTGTTCAGAATGCATCACGTATCTCTGACATTGCCAATCTTAATTTCAATGCTGAGCAACAGATTGCACTTGAGAATGCTCGTATGGCTCAAACAGTCGATCTGAATAACTTGACTAATCGTCAGGCTGTACAGATGGCTAACATTGCTCAGATCTCTCAGCTTGAATTGACCAACTTAAATAACCGTCAGCAAGCATCTGTACAGAATGCTCAGTCATTCTTGCAGATGGATATGGCTAACCTATCTAACGATCAGCAATCTGTCATGTTTGATGCGCAGTCTCGTGTTCAGGCTTTGTTATCTGATCAAGCGGCTGAGAATGCGGCTAGGCAGTTCAATGCTACCTCAGAGAATCAGACTACACAGTTCTTCGCTAATTTAAATTCTCAAGTGTCTCAGTTTAATGCGACACAGAGCAACGCCATGGAGCAGTTTAACATTGAGCAAGGTACTGCAGTGAAGAAGTTTAACTCTGAGCTACAGAATCAACGTGATCAGTTTAATGCGCAAAATCAATTAGTTATTGCACAGTCTAATGCTACATGGCGTAGAGAAATTGCAACTGCTAACACTGCCGCTATCAACGAAGCTAACGCATTTAATGCTCAAGCTGTGTTGGGTGTCAGCGAGCAGGCTTACGCTAACCTGTGGCAGGCATACGAAGATGAAATGGAATATGCATGGCAGGGTGGGCAGAACGAATTGGATCGTATTAATAAGCTAGCACAGCAACGTATCTTAGCAGATGCTGAGTTAAGTGCCGCTGATGCCGCCGCTGATGCGTCTACAAGTTCTGCACTAGGCTCATTCGCCGCTACCGCATTGTTTGGTACGGGTGGTAGTGCCGGATTCTTAACGAAGTTTATGAAATAGGTATTGAAGATGTCTAGAAGAATATCGCAAACGTACAACGGCTTTTTATCTTACATGCAACAAAAAGAAAGCATGGCAACACCTAAGAAGCAGGAAACTGCCAGTGGGCTAGGTGCTCGCATGAAGAGAACAAGCGCAACCCCATCTAAAACTAAGTATTCAGAACTAGATAAAGTGGCTGAGATAGTTCAGTCAATTCGTGAATATAGGAATGCATAATGGCAACCCCAGAAAACTTTCTTGATGCCCCAGTAGCGGGCATGTCTTTGACTGCAGAACCTAAGTCTCGCCCATGGCGTAGACCATCACAGGTGTCTACTGTGGATGAAGCAGTAGCTCTGTACGCTCCTATCTTCTCAGATAAGACTACCTCTCGTATGTTGCTTGGTCAGATTCAAACGGGCATTCCTTTGACCTCTATTGCTGATCTTTTAATTACCGGCAATACAATGGAAGGTAAGCACACCTTAGATGTTGGATTGCTTGTAGCTCCCGTACTGGTAGAGACAATGATCACTATGGCTGAGATGGCTGAGATTGATTACGTTGTAGGTAATGAGCGCACAGACGATGAGCCGGGTACTAAGCAGGACATCATCAATCAAGTCATGAAGAGTCTTAAAGAAGAAGAGGGCATGGATGAAGAGCCAATGCCTGAAGAACAAGAGGTTGCCCCACAAGAAGAAGAGGGCATGGATGAAGCATCACCACCGCCTCGCGGGTTAATGGCTCCAAGGAGTGCAATGTAATGCCAGCATTAGATTTTAGAGCATTCGCCGCTGGGTTTGCCACCCAAGCACAGAAGATTGAGGAAGAGTCAGCCAAGATTGGAATGGACCTTCTCAAGAAGGCAATGGAAGATTTTCGTGAAGAAGCTAAAGACTACAAGCCTAAGTACGAAGAAGAGATACGAAACAAAAAAGAACAGGCAATGTATCTAAAAGATACCATAGGCTTGGATGATACACAGGTTAAGGTTCTTTTAGATCGTGGTGACTTGGCTGTCAAAGACTTTGTAGCCAATGCAAAAGATGCTAGAGATTTCCAACAGTTAGATGACTATAAAGGATTGGTTCGACTGGCAGAAGCGCAGGAACCTATCACTGGGTTTGATATCATCGACTATATTGATAGTGGAGCATACGTAAAAACAAAAGCTCCTGTTTATGTTGGACCGGAAGGATTCAAGACAGGTGTGTTTGGCCGTGAGGTTAGCTTGGGGGATAAGAGTACAGTAGAATCCACTAAGTCTGCGTACATTCCTGAGAAGGGTGGGTATGAAGGTGACGTGCCATCGTCAATGGGTGCCACTGTAGATTTGACAGCTAGCAAAAAGAGAGGCGCATTTGAGCCTATCAGCAGGACAGATGATAAAGGATACAGGTCTTCATTTACAGAGGCTTTTGCTGATTTCGCAGGAACTAACCTTACTCAAAATACAGATGGAACATTTAGATTTGCTGACAAGAGAGCGGCCGCAAACACAAAGCTAAAACAAGATATGGAAGGCGCGTATCAGGCATGGATTTCCAGCTTTAAGCCTGTTACTGGCGAAGACAAACAGGTAGACCCAACAACAATTCGTAACTTCGCTCTGTCTTATGTCAATATGCTTAACAACAAGGCTATCGAAGAAGGAACTTCCAAAGATAATCTATTTTACAAAGAAGCAGTTGGCCTAGAGGGTCTGTCAGATCCTAAAGGCTCGACGTTGGCAACAGGTGCTCCTAAAGTAACAGGTGCTCAGACTCCTGCAGTTACTCAAGCAACTCCATCAAATGTACCAACCGATCCTAAACAACATCATATAATCAGTACTTTAATTCCCAAACCCACTATGACTCAGTTTCAAGCTAAACAGGGAAAATCTAGAAAGGATCGCATCAGCATAATAAAAAATATTCTTATTCAGGTCTACGGATACGACGTGAAAAAAGCGGAAGCTGATGCAACGGCAATGGTGCTGTAAATATGAAAAAAGCTTACAACTATCTTGACCCAGAAGACATTACCGCTGAGAACTTGAAAGCAGATGAGGATTTTCTGAATGATGCCGCGAACTATTTGTATAAGAGCACTGAAGGAGATGTAGACCTAACTGACCCAGAGGAAATCTACGACGAGTTCGCCAAGCGGATGCGTTATCACGATGTCAATGAATTAGACACTGTGAGTGACCTGATGTATGCGCAGGAAGCAGATGAAGAGAGTAAGGCTGAAATGGCCCGTCTGTTTGATGTGTATGACAAGTCAGAGATAAGCATGGAAGATCTCGGTGAGAAGATTGTTGATTACGGTGTTGGTATTGCGTCTGCCCCATCGACGATTCTTGGACTATTGACAGGCGGCGCTGGTAAAGCTGTGTCTGTTGCAGGACAGCAGGCAACTAAAGCAATCGTGCGTAGAACGCTCAGGGGGGCACTTCAAGGTGCTCTCGTGGAGGGTGCTATTGGTGCTGGTCAAAGTGTGGCACAGCAAGGCACACGGATGGAGCTAGACCCTGAAAGGGAGTTTAGTGGCACTGAAGTTGCTCTTACAGCAGGACTGTCCGCACTTCCCGGAGTTGCCCTTGGCGGTGTTAATGCACTTCGGTTAGGCGCAAAAGAAGCTGATGCAACTTTGCTGAAACAGCAGGGTGAAGCCGCATTTGCTAAAAGAGATGCCGAAGCTAAAGTCCAAGCTAGAGAGACAATTGAAAAAGCAAAGAGTGCAGACTCTAAATCCGTTTTAGAGGTTGAGGAGACGTTAGCTGAGCTTGAAGCATTAACGATAGACCCAGAAACAGGAAAGGCTGTACGACTCAAGCCCCTAGACCCAGAGCTAGTTAAGGAAGGTAAATCGTTACAAGTTGAGGCACTAGAGGATAGTGGGATTGATTTACCTGAAGGGTTTGAGGTTCGTTTAGAGCAGGGCGATATTGATAAGATGACAGCGGCCATACTAGAGATGAAAGAAATCATTCCTAGGAACCCCGGAAACAGAATAACTGCTGACCTATCGCTTGCTATTGCAAATGGCGATATTCCATTGGATATGTATGTAAAAACAATGGAGAAATACAATTTAACGCAATCTCAAATAGCACTAATTTATCAGGCTAACGTATCTCAGGCGGCAAGATTACTCAAGGCGCAACAGACAATTGCTGGAAAGTCTGCAACAGACATACTTTTGCTTAAAAAGCAATTGCAGGAAGCTGTTAAGAACGGAGCTAAAGCAACTGAAGTAACTGGAGCGGATTTAAATCTAGCGAATGCTGTAGGACAGGAGGCAGTAGTAAGAAGTACGGCGAGGGACTTGGGCAACAAGTTTGAGCGTGTCCGTCGATCTATTATGACTTCTCAGCCAGTCACTACCTTACGTAACGTATTCGGCGGAGCGTCTCGTTTAACACTGGACATGTTTGAAGAGGCAGTGGAGACAGGCGGTCTTTACTTGTACAACGGTTTAGCGAAAAGATTAGGCTTTAAGCAAGCTGAGGCAAAAAGAAGTTTTCTCAATTCTGCTGATGTAGGAAAGTATATTGTAGATACTCCCGAAGCAGACTTGATTGTTAATCTATTTAAGAACAGAGACGCAGAAGGTTTTGACAGATTTTTTGGTAACTTTATTGACTCCGCTGTAGCAGGAACCAAATCGGGTGGTCAGCCAGAAGGAGCGGTTTCAAAAATGCTGACTACCGTAGGTAATGGACTAAACATCCTTAACCGTATGTCCGATAACTTTTTTAAGAAAGCAACATTTGCAGGGGAACTTAGTCGCCTAGTTAAAGCAAACTACGGAGAAAATTTAACTGACCTTATACGTGAAGGAAGATTTAACGAGATTAACCCCAAGCTATTCAATGAGGCAATGGATAAATCCCTTGAAATGGTCTATCAAAAGACACCCAAGGGAGAAGGATTCTTTGCTAAGCAAGCTAGGAATTATCTTGACGTAGATAAGCAGTACGGATTTATTACAGGCTTACTGATACCCTTCCCTCGTTTCGTAATTAATCAGATCCAGTTTATGTATGAACATGCTCCAGTTCTAGGAATGATACAGGCAGAAAAACTGGGAGGTGGAGGAAAGGTTGCGGGTAGAACATTAGCAAAAAGAATATCTCAGCAGGTTAGCGGCGCGGGAATGTTAGGCATATTTTACGCATTGCGTGGTACTCAAGACCCCGGAACACTTTGGTATAATGTAGAAACTGAACATGGTACTTTAGACCTCCGGCCTATGATAGGTCCGATGAACCTAGAATTATATATTGCTGATTATATCCTTAAATTAAGGACAGGACAACCTACGCCAGACTTAGTCGGAATTACACAGGATATGGTACAGACTGCTATCGGATCTCCCATGAGAGCAGGGACAGGACTACAGTTAGTTAACGAGCTACTACCTAGTATGCTTGCAGAACTAGACTCTGAAGGTGCTAGTGGAGGAAAGTTTTCATTGGCCTTTGAACAAAAAGTGGGAAAGGTAGCAGGGGACTACTTGAATACATTTACTTTTCCTTTACCTATTAGTGTTGCAAGAGATCTGTATTCCCTGACTGATGAACAGCTACGTCTAATACCAGAAACTGGTGACGAAGTAGATTGGTGGGATATAGCTTTGGCACGTGCTGGTAGATCACTAGGACCAATTCGTGGAATGTTAGCTGATATCGGGGACTACCTAGGAATAGACTATGAAGATAATAAGGAAGACCCACGCTACAGCTTGATGCGCTCTACTCCTGCCAAGAAGGTAGACCCACTACGTACTGCAACAACTGGTTTTAACATCTCTGAGAATGCAAATGAAGTGGAGAAAGAGGCTAACAGACTTCAAGTGCGTCCTTATGAAATATATCGTAGGTTCAAGTTTGGTCCTGCCGATGTAAGAATCCGTGAACTGGTAGCCAGCGAACTGCCTCAGAAAATGTCAGGGTTCATCAGAGGCGAAGAGTACAAAAGGAAGAGCAATGAAAACAAAAGAAAGTTCTTCAAGGAAAAGGCTAGAGAAATTGTTACAGGTATCTCTTCCAATATTTTAGAAGAACTTGGCAATGCGATTGAACTCTTTGTAGAAAGAAATCCTGATGTAACAGAGGACATGATCAAAGAGGAGTTTGGATACACTATTAACGATATCATGCAGTATCGGTATGAGACTGAGATATCAAAAGATAATCGTGCCGCTCTTGAATCAGAAATCGGTAAGCCTACAGAGGACTCTAACTTCAGTGAATACTTATTGGAAGGACAAAATAAGTCAACGCAAGAGTTAGCTTCTGGTGGTCTAGTGCAGTCATTCGATGAAGGTGGTGTAGTAGTTGGTAAAACACGTGCTGGTCAACCTATATATGACAGCGGTGTTGATGATCAGACAAAGCAGATGGTTGAGCTTGGTCTTGACATTGCACCTGTAACTGGTGAGATACGTTCAGCACAAGCCGCTGTAGAGGACTTTGAAGAAGGTAACTACGGTATGGCGGCACTAGGTGCAATTGGAGCGTTGCCATTGTTAGGGATACCTGCCCGAAGTGTAGCTAAAGTTGTAAAGAATGTGGATAATTTTACTGAGTTTTTCACCCCCATTACATTGAAGGGTAGGAAGGGCGATAAGCAAGCTGTTCCCTCAGAACCTGTTATGAGAGAGACTGCTGAAGCAACAAAGGACATAGATCCTAAGTTAGCTAGAGCGAAAGCATCAGATGCTCCAAGTATACTGCCAGCACCGGGAAGATTCTTTGATCCTGACAGCAAGGATTTTAAGCCCAAACTATTGAAGATGGCTGAGAATAGCAATGTAGATGTCGATTTGACATTCGGGAACTATCTTGTCCCCGGTAGAGAGGCAGTAGATGTTTCTAATAAAACATTTAATAATTTATTCGTTAGTCCTCGCACATCATTTAAAAGAAGTAACGATCAGAATGCCGCTGTGGCAAAGGCTAACATTTACGATGGTCCAGAACTTTCAGTAGATGAGATGAAAGCCAACTATGTTGCTAACACAGGCAAAAAGGCTAATGACGCACGTGTCATAAGGACTAACTTAGTTCAGCCAGAAAAGTTCAAGATTGCCACTGAGTCAGGTGAAAGATTCTTGGATCACCCTATCGTTGCTGTACAGCAAATGTCTGGTAAGCATCCGGGCAATCCAGATCACAGTGCTCCACACTTCTATACGTTAGATGCACAATTTAAAGGTCCAGTTAGAATGGACAGAGCTACCGCTGTGGATAAGAAAGGAAAAGCACCTCAACCTAACCTCCGACCCGCAACAGTAGGTGGTCCAGAAGATATTCAACTTGGGAATGTGGTAGGTGAAATTCGTATAGGAACGAATAAGCACAAGCTATACGACTATGTTGAAGTGGATGGAACTAAGTCTGCACCAGAAGGGTTTGAGGAAATACCTGCCTTCAAGAAAGGCGGATTAATGAGCCGCAAATAAAAAACCCCTCATTGCGAGGGGCTTGTACGCTTTGCTGTAAGGGTGAGATCAAACAGCGGAGGGAAAACTGCCTTAGCAGTTTCTCTCTTATAACTAATAGTTATACACTAATGAATATAAAAGTCAATAGGTTATATTAAATCTTTCTTATTTGTCGTTTCAGGTGTCTGATGACTGCCTCCATTTCCTTGATCTTCTTGTTAAGTTTTTCAAATTCTTGCTTAACTTGATCTTGGCTCATGCGGCTTGCCACCCCCAATCGTCACCTTCCATACCTGCGCTATTGTAATCTGTTACAACACCCTCAAAGAAATTCTTGTGAGAATCTCCTGCAATGACCCAGTCCACCCATGGTAGCGGGTTCTCTTTGACTTTGTAGTTACCTTTGAGTCCAAGCTGAATGAGCCGTCTGTCCGCAATGTATCGGATATATGACTTAACTTCCTCTCTCGACAAGCCTTCCAAGTCACCCATCTCATACGCAAGATCAATAACTTTATCTTCCAGAGCAACTGCGTCTCTGACCATTTGATAGATATCTGATTTAAATTCATCTGTAACAATTCGGGGGTGTTCTTCACAGAATGTGCGGAACAGTTTAGTCATGCCTTCGCAGTGCATCGTCTCATCACGGATACTCCACTCGACGATCTCACACATGCCTCGCATCTTACCTGTACGTTGGTAGTTAAGTAGCATTACGAATGCGCTGAACAGGCTCATGCCTTCATTGATAACTGACCGGGCAACTGCCTTGCACAAACCTGACTGCGTGTTCACGTCAATGTCAGCCATGAACTCAATCTTATCTGCCATCTGTTGGTACTCAAGGAACGCTGAGAACTCTTCTTCTGGCAATCCTAACGTATCATTAAGTAAAGCATAGCTACGCTGATGCACAAATTCACGGTTAGCAAAGCTAGTAAGCATAGCCCGTATTTCGTTATTTTTAAATTTAGGTATGTAAGATTCCAAGTAGTTTGTTCCAACTTGGACATCCGACTGCGTAAAGAGTCTAAGGATCTGTGTAATATGGTTTCTTTCGACATCAGTTAACTTCCCGTTGTTCCACTGTGCTACATCATCCTGTAGCTTAGCTTCCCATTCACCCCAGTGTACCTTCTCATGTGAGATAGCCTTTTCCACAGCCCATGGATATAGAAACGGCTTATAAGTCTTTGATTCTTGTAGCAATGGCATTCCACCACTCCGTTTATTGTACAGTAAAAAAAGCCCACCGAAGTGGGCACCAAGGGTAGTTATACTCATCGAGGGAAATTAGTCAACTGATTTATTAGCCAATCTATTGCGAAGTTCGTTAACTTGTTGACGTAAATCAACAATTTCTTTTGCGGCTTTCTGTGACAGGGCATCTGGTACTACCTTAGTCTGCCACCCATTTTCTGTTTCTTCAACCATTTCAAGTGCTTGCGCCTCACGCAACGCTTTTACTAGGTCAAACTCTTCATCAAAATCAATACTCATGTAACTCCTCCATTGGGCGCAGTGCCTTTTTATCGACAACTTTTCGTGTTCCATATCCGAAGTTTCTTTCATAGCATTCTGTCATGAAGTCTTCTTTAGATATCCATCCTGCGACATCTACATAAGTATCATTGTACGCACCATACGCTAAGACTGCGATGTCAGATTTAAACCTATCAAAGCTGTCGAATATAAGATTGCCATTTTTGTAAGTAGAAAGCTTAACGTCAACCGTTCTACCGTCTGGCATAACATAATCAATGCCATCGTCAGCATCAACAGTAACATCCGTAGGTGGCAAGTTATATAGTTTAGCGAAAGCTAACTCGCCACGAAATCCCATCTCATTGCCTTGCTCCCGCTTAATTGATTCAGTGCCTTCTTTAAGTCTGGGTTTAGCACCCTGTCCTCGACAGATACGAACAGTCTCCTCTCCTTTGTGCTTACAAGATTGCAAGTCATCGTCAGTAAAATCAACACGAATCATTATTCCTCTCCAGTTCTAACTTGATAAGCTTAGATTCTATCTTAGCAATCTTTCTAGAGCTTCTCTTGGCCGAAGCCTTGAGTAACTTCATCCATAGCTTTAGCAATTTCTGCTTCACGTTTCGTGCTGTCATCAAATACCCCGTTATGTATGCACTTCTCATATGTATTCCATAGCTCGTTAAAGCGCATCTCAGAGAAGATCTCTAACCCCATAAGGGCATTCATTACCTGATCCTCATTCATGTGCTCAGCGGACGTATAGAAAGCCTTGATGTCATCGGATGTACGCCATGCTTTCATGATCGCATCTTCCAAATCAAAACGATCTACTGGCTTTCCTCTGTCGTTCATGTGTATACCGTTAATCTTCATCGTGATCTTCATACCCTTCGTGTTCATCATCGTAACAACCGTGTAGCTGTGTGAAGAATTCATCCATACCTGAATAACACATTGCGCAGAAGGCTACGGGGAGGATACCTAAGTATCCATCAATCCCCCCTTCAAGTTCAATGTCGAACTCGCAGTGACACACAGAGCAGACTAGCTCATTGTGACTTCTATCTTTCTCTGTGCTCACGTGCTCTATTGGTCCTATTGAGATATGTAATTGTTTCTTTCTACTCATTAGCCTTGGCAGGAGATACACTCATCTCCATCCTCATCTACGGTAAAGTCTTTAAGTGCTACACGTTCCACTGATGCACCCACTTTATCAGCAGATACCCCTGCATTAGTACGTAAGTAGTACAGTCCCTTGAGTCCACCCTTCCATGCTTTGATATGCACAGAGTTGACGTAGGGTTTAGGTGAACCAGATGGGAAGAACAGATTCACTGACTGCCCTTGACAGATAAACTCCTGTCTCTTAGCCGAGTGTTCAACAACCCACGCTTGATCAAGTTCAAAGGCTGTCTTGAAAACGCCCTTCTCATGATCGCTGAGGAAATCCAGATGCTGGACAGAGCCTTCATTCGCAATGATCGACTTCCATGTGGCTTCTGTATTTTCACCATGCTCCTCCAGTATCTGCTCTAGTGCTTTGTTCTTAACCAGATGCGCACCTGCACGTGTTCTGTGCGTGTACGCATTCGACTTGATAGGCTCAATAGATGCTGAGCACCCGCATATGATAGACGAGTTAGCATTCGGAGCAATCGCAAGTAGATGAGCATTACGCCGCCCTGTGCCTGCCATATCAGGTGCTTCACCCCTTTCCTTACCAAGGTTGTAGGTTGATTTAAGAGCATCCTCCTTGATGCGTTTAAACATCTGGTAGTTTTCACTAGCCGCCTGCCAAGATTCCCAAGCAATTCCTTTGCTTTGCAAGTAACCGTGAAAGCCCATTGCTCCAAGACCAATTGATCTTTCCATGTACGCACTGAACTTAGCCTTCTCTAACTCTTCCGGAGCATTGCGGATAAAGAATTTAAGGACGTTGTCCAAGAGTCTGACCAAATCTTGAACCATTCCGGTGTCTCGCCACTCGTCCCACTTTTCAAGGTTGACTGAGGAGAGGCAACAGACTGCTGTACGTTCTTCAGATGTAGCGAGATGGATTTCATTGCACAAGTTACTGCCATTAATTGTGAGTCCAAGTGCTCTTTGAGAATCTGGTAACCCTCGCTGGGCTGTGTCGATAAAGTTGAGGTAAGGGCTACCTGTTCTGAAGCGAGCTTCAAGTATTCTTTGCCACAGTTCTCTAGCTTGGATTGTAGCTCTGATAGCTCCTGAATCAGGGCATCGTAATTCCCATTGTTCTCCATTTTGTACTGCCTCCATAAAAGCATCTGTAATATTTACTGCATTAAACAAGTTGAAACACTTGCGGTTAGCATCCCCACCTGTAGGTAACTTGAAGTTAATGAACTCAAGTATCTCAGGGTGAGACACATCTAGGTATGCCGCATACGAACCTTTACGGGTCTTGCCCTGTTTGTATGCAGTCATCTGTGAGTCTACGACTCTCATGAATGGGATCACTCCCGGTGCCTTGTCACTGACAGGTCTTACATTAGACCAGTGTCCACCGACACCACCACCCTTTACGGATAGCCATGCAACTTCAGCATTATGGCTGATGAGAGACTCAAGAGTGTCAGAAACATAAGTAAGAAAGCAAGAGATCGGCAATCCTTTTGGCTCAGCGTCTCTAGCCGGTGCGTTTGAAAGGACAGGACTAGCGAACATAAACCAACGCTTACTAGCATAATCATAAATACGTTGGGCGAAGTCATAGTCTCCCTCACAATAAGCAACAGAGGCACGTGCAAACGCCTGTTGTGCGTACAACTCTGAGTCTAACATGTAGTAATCTCGTAGCAGGGCTAGTGCTTGATCGCCAAGATCAGCATCCCTATCTAGATCTATTTTTATTCCTAGGTAATCCACGATGTCCATTAATCAATTCCTTCAATAGAAATTTGGCACTTCTTGAGTTCCGCACCCGGAATGTCATAGACACATGAATCGAGTACTTCGGTGACAATTTCTGTGATTCCATCTTCATGCCTTTGTCCGGGCGAAACCTCAGTTATATCTACATTGAATTCTAAGTCAACTTTTACTTGAATCTCTTGTGACATTACCAGTGTTTCCCTTCTGTCTCTTCCATCATCTCGATCATCCTGTCAAGATACCAACGTGCCTTCTTGGCATTTGTGATAGGGTCACCCTTACTCCACAGGCGAGTACCTAAGTACTTCAAGCACTGCCATTGACAGCCCCACATGGGAGCTAGGGGATGCAGGGAACGCATCACGTCACAGATGTAATCAAACGTCTGGATCAAACCGGAGTTGTAATGCTCTGGTCTGTCTACCTCATCAAAAAATCTATCGTCTTCATCTTCAAGGACATCATCAAATACATCACCTACAGATTGAATCTTTTCAATGCTCTCTGACTCACTCATCATGCACTCCCATGTGTCTTCGTATTGAAATCTAATGTGATAACCTTGCCATCTTTACTGCGAGTAAAAACAGTAGGCTTATTTTCTTCTAGGTCTACTTCGTATTCATCGTCGGAGTAGTCAGCAAACTTTTCTGCAAAGTATGACTTAACATACGTTAGGAACTCTGGGTCTTCTTCCATAAGCATTAGTGTACAGGCCATCATGCCACACACACTACGTAGCTGAGAAATATCTTCATCTGATAAGTCCCCCGCTAACTCTTCGTACATACCGGCAGAGACATTACCTGTCCATACGCCATCAACAAATTCAGGCTCAATATCAATCCCAAACATTGAATGTTTTTTATCTTTTACTTCATCACTCATTGTATAACTACCTTTTGATTTTTTTTAATGGGAACTGTACAAACTCACTAGGCATAACCTTGGCGGGTTTTTTCTTTTCCGTTATCCATTCCTGTGGGACATCCTTGTCCGCATACAGGAAGCCATACTTATCACACCACATTCCATATGATGTCTTAGATCCTTTACGAATCTTAGCTTTACTATTGGTGAATACAAATCGGATGTCAAGGGTTGGGTGTTGCTTCTGTATCTCCAGATGTTTCTTCCGGTCCTCAGTAGTGAACCTACCTTTAGTCTCTATCAATATTCCATTTGGTAATAAGAAGTCCGGTGTATATGTCCGATAGTTTAGTTCTTCCCATTCTATCTTCAGGCATTCGTACTTGGCATTACACTTTCTGTCCTGCAATGATTTGAGAACTGTCTGTTCTAGCCCAGAACGATAGCCGTGCTTGATTGCGTTACTTCTTGTCTTGCTTCTCTTTATATTCATCAGCTATCTCAATGTATGCAACCATAGGCGGTTCTTTTGCCTGTGATGCCAGTGAGGGTAGCTCTTTAAGGGAGGGCCAGCACTTGTATCTGTATTTGCACCAACCACATTCCTCACCGAGGATTTTGTTGCCGGTTGGTTTCTTGCGGAATGTTTCTTCAACAGGCTCAAAGCAACGCTCAAACTTATTCTGAGCTAGCTTATCTGCCTTATCTTCAACGTCATCCAAGATGTCCTGCCTATCGACAGCCATGTCCCATGCAGACACATACTTGAATTCGCCTGTTGCCTTGTTCAGTACCCACCATCCACCGGGTTCTACACCTAGAGCCTTGGAGTACCCTGCAAGCTGACCGATGTAGCCAAAGGAGTCATGAGCTTTGAGTGTCTCATAGTCCTTGAACTTGTTCTTGTATGACCACGGTGATGCAGACTTGATATCATCTACACGCTTATCCATGATCAAGTCATGTGTGCCATCAATCTTATGCTTACCTACGGTGAGGGTAGACTTGAAGCCATCACTGAAATCCACACCTGCCTCTGTCAACACTCCTTTGAAGACAGCTTCCACAATGTCACCAATCATCATGTTCATCAGGAAGTTAGCGGGCATGTCAATGCCTTCTTCTGGCTTGTTCTTATCAAACCATAACTGGCAGTAAGGTCTACCGATGTTAGACATACGTAATGTGAACTTTCGCTCACTCTGATTGAACTGTTTCTCAACAGCTTCCTGTACGTCCCTTACAATGCGAGCGATAGTGGCACTGCTCATGCCACGTTTCGCCTTACGTACATCCTCAAGATATCGGTGTATCTTTATCTCAGCAGGATGATTCATGATCAATCCCCATCGAATTCAATGAACTCATCAACTAACTTAGCATCTTCATCAGATGCTTGAGGCACGTTCTTCTCATTGAATGAGTTAACGATGTATTGATTGTAGTTACCAATCCACTCAATGAAGTCAGAGAAGCTTTGCTGATCAGCTTCCTGTAGCTCGACATTATTACTCAGGTCAAGCTCTTGGGTAGGCAGGAAGAAAGATGCTCCTGTAGGCAAGCTACGTTCCTCTGAGCCACACTTAATCCAGTGCTGTACAGGTAAACGCTTCTGCCTTCCTAGCTGTGTGAATGGTTCGCCCATCGTCTTGAAGGCATCACGGTTATCAATCTCCCAGATGAATGGGGATACATCCGCCGCAACTTCATTACCCTCAGCGTCAACGGGATTGATTAGTTTAACTTCGCCCATGAGCACACGGACACGTTTGATCTGCTTGATCAGTGTCTTTGTGTCATCAGGGAGAGCTTGGAAGTCTGCAATGTAGCCAGCAGGCTTACCACAGTTGAACTTGCCTGTGTTGTCCTTCAGATCACCATTAAGATCTTCAGCCATGATGGTCTTGACATAAGACTTCTCGTCTGAGTTGTAACGCTTGTACATAAAACGCTGTACAAACACACGGATCTCTGCGCTCTCCGCATAGATGAATGACTCGTCTGGTAGTTGAAGACGGTACATACCAGCAGGTACAACCTCCATGTTCTTCATCTTACCCTTGACTTCTACCTGCCCCATGACTGCGGAGTTCCATATCCGTAATCGTGGAAGTGTAGATGCTTTAGATGGGCCACTGTTCATGTCAGCACCCATGCCCATGGCTTGCGCCATCTCTGCGAAGTTCGCAGTATTTAGTGTAGCTACGTCTGTTGTCATATCAGACCTCCTGTTGTTCAAGCCAGTTTACACCAAGTTTAGCCTCTAATAAAAGGGGTACATTGAAATTTATTTTAAATTTATTGTCAATGATTTCCTTCAGGTCACCATTAACTGACTCAATTACACCTATTACCTGTGCCTCTTCATCAGGATGTATGTCAATAACAATTGAGTCATGCACACTGTTAACGATACAGGATTGCAAATTAATCATGCGTTTCTGTATCTCTAATAGTATTGTAGGTACAATGTCAGCAGTAGCAAACGATTGCACAGGATAATTTTTAATCGCTGTGAAGTTAGTCACTGTCCCATTCTTCCTGCGCTTCACATCAGGGAATGCAAACTCCCTACCGCTAGGCGTAGTGATCTTCTTGTACGTAAGGACTTCCTTTGCTAACTCTCTGTGCCATCGGGCAATTCCTTTGTACTTCTCAGTGAAGTGCTCGTAGTACCGTGCTTCAGCAGATGTTCTTCCGTATCCTGTTGCTCCGTAGAGTGGGGCGAATGTATGTGCTTTCGCCTCCTGCCTGCCAGTTGCCTGACCCGCTTCCGAAATGACTTGTGCTGTGTATGAGTGGACATCAAAACCCTCCGTGACTTCTTTGATTGCTACCTCATCCTGCGACAGGTACGCCGCTACCCTGAACTCTAGCTGAGCGAAGTCAGCCTCCATGATCTTACCTCCTGCAAATCGGGATATGAATACCCGTTTTACAGGAAATGTACCGCCACGTGGCATGTTCTGCATGTTAGGGTCACGCCCTGAGAACCTGCCTGTGGATGTCATGTGCTGAGTAAGCCGTACATGAAGCTTGCTATCTGGCTTAGTAAATATATTGATACCATCCACGAAGCTAGAAAGATATGTATCGACCGCCGAAAGTCTGGTGAGTTTAGATAAGAAAGATGCGGCTTCTTGCATTCCTTTACTGACTGAGACATTACGTAAGTACTCCAGTTTATCTTTACTTGTACTGAATCCATTCGCACTGTGCCACTTAGCACTGGGTGCATTGAACTTCAGCCCTGCTAGTTTAGGTAGTTCATTTAATACATAGCCCCTGCCAGTACAGGTGCCACACTTAGTTGCATTCTTGTAGTTACTGCCATCTTTCTTCTGCTTGAAGAATGTGCCGTTGCCCTTACAGTCAGGACACTTGACAGCTTTAGTGCGTCTCACTGGAACACTTGATTCATTTACGAATCGTTTGAAGTCAGTAGGACTCATATATGGATCAGCGTCATTGGCCCATTGCGTTTTGTTCAGTGGCCTGCGTGAGTAGATTACACAAGATAACTGCTCAGGTGAGTTGAGGTTGACCGCAGTGTCGCCCATGAGTAATGCAACAGACTCATTTAAATCACGTATAAGTGATAATTTCTCTGCCTCAAACTCTTCACGTACCTGCTCCAGTGCCTCCGTATCTACCTGAAATCCTGTGCGGTAGATGTTTGTCAGCACCTTAGTAGTATCCATGGTTAGTTCAGCGACAGGTACAAGACCTCTGTTGGCATCGTCCCTGTAGTCAGCCTGTTGCTCGTAGAACAAAGCCATAGTTGTCTCAAGGTCACCGTACAAGTATTCCTTCAACTCCTCGTAAGGAATCTTATCTACTGTGTACCCGTCCTTGAGATACTTCTTGAGTGTGTCCTGCTTCTTGATTGGTAGATCGCGCCTCTCAGCACATGCTTCCAATGACAGTGGTTGTTTCTGTCCACGCTGTAGGATGTATTCACCTAGCATGGTATCCCACACAGCACCCTCGTACTGGAAGTTGGTCTCCCAGATCCACTGAAGATCATGGCTAGCATTGTGCATGATCAATAGTGTTGTCTTATCTAGCAGTGCTTGTATCTCTTCACAGTCACTCTTTCTGTATTCGTACTTACAATCGTACTCGCTATGATCAAACGTGTAGTGCTTGGGCTGTTCGCCCTCAACCAGTAAGCCGATCATGACTAACGTGTTAGTCGGTGTGAATGGATCTAAATGTAGCTTGCCATCTGTCTTAGTGACAGTGTTCTCTACGTCAAGTACTACTCGCATGTATTGATACCTTCCATAATTCATCAATGGATAAATTGTAGCAACTAGACTTCACAACATATCCGTTATCTGGATCTACATCACCCTTGTTCATGTACCTAGCTATCTCATAGTACTGAAGCCTTGGTATCATGCCGAGAAACCAAGCGACACTGTAATCATTCTTTACGCGAACAAATGCAAGATAATCACATTGTTGATGTCCACTTAATTTAGCCACACTACAATCGTAATGCGGTAACGGTCTGACAGATGTACGCTTTGTCTTTACGTCCACTGTCTCCTCATTAACTAATACAATGTCATAGTCTCTCGTATTTTTTTGTGTCCCATTGAGTAGCTCCGCAGTTACAAGCTCGCCAACGAAGCCCGCCACATTACCTTGTCCTTTGGTAATGCTGTTATTAAGCTTGCCCATTTCGACTGCCTGCTTCCTTGCTTCTAACAATACCTCATCCGATACAATAATTTCAATCACACCTCATACCTTCCTATGTAGTAGTTAAGATTACAAGTAATCCTACCATGCCACCCGGTTAGTTTGTTCTTTGCGATGTTAATATGTCGAGTAAACCCGTCATCTTCCATACCTTCAACCGGAGGATCTTTAGCTATAAGTAGCATCAGGTCAGCTTCACTGGCCTTACCTGTCTTACTACCCTCCATCATAGACTGGTTAAGATTAGTACGTCCCTCTGCCTCAGCACTTAGCTGTGACATGTAGAAGATTGCACAGTTATATTCCTTGGCTATCTGTCTAGCGTGAATGGCACAGAGCTTGAGTCCCTCATGCGATTGATCCTGAGCGAACTTGTCTCCCATATCTAACACGACGATGTCTGGCTTGTACGCCTTACATACCTGCTCAACCCAGTTCATATTCTGCCCGGTAGATTCCTTGAGTTTGATGTTGGAACTTAGCTTGTTCCAACGAGCATGTGCCTCATGGGGATTCTTCCTGATCTCCTTCATGGTCATACCAGTCAACGCTGTCAGGTAACGTGTACCAACACGGTGATAGGCTTCCTCGTTACAGAGCACAACACACTTGGCACCCTGTGATGCGAAGCCGTTGGGTCCAGCAATCAGTGACGCATGGAAGGATGTCTTACCTGTGTTGGGGCGAGCACCACCTACGACTAGATGTCCTGCATTCACACCCTCAACATGCTGTGCAAGTGTAGGTAAGTTGAACTTCCATCGTGCCTCTTCATCATCCTTCTCAAGTAATGTCTCAAGGGAGATGTCTTCCCATTCAATGTTTAAGTCAGGTAAGAAATCCTCACGATGATTGTTGAGTATCTTACGTAGTGGCTCAAGGTTAACATCCTTGTTATTCACGTAATCAAACGACAGGGCATACAGTTGTGACCCCACATCTTTCTGGAATAGCTTGGATAGAATCTCATTGGCTACATCAGAACCGACAGGGTCTTCATACTTCATCTTATTGAAGTGTGCTTTGTACTCATCAATCTCAGAAGTAGTAAGACCTTTCTCATTAGCTAAGAACAATCCCTCGATCTCACTCACTGTTAAGTCACGCTTGTACTTATCCATTGCATGATCAATCAGTGTCTTGATCTTACCCATTTCCTTGCTGAACAAACGATGCGGGCATCTGTCGCCCCTGTACTCATCGTAGAACTTCTTATTCAGTAGGCTCTTCAGTAGTGCCAGTTCCATTCTTATCTCCAAAGATTCTGTCCCAGTTATCACGATACTTCTGTGTTGGAACTTTAGTTACAATTTCTTTTGGCTTCTCACGACCGCTCATCCAGTCTTGGTTGCGCTCGTTCATGGAGTCACGCCAGTGCT